TCTTTATTAGGACTAAACAACTCATCGCCTGCTTCAAGCATTAATGAATCCATAAAACTTTCAAACTGATCTTCTGGGTTAAAGATTTCTTTGTTTAAACGAGACACTGACTGCGCTGTGTCGCCTAACTCACTTAGGATATCGTCTGCTGATAATTCTTTAACAGGAACTACTGACTCGTCAACTAAGTTATAGATGTATGGGAATACTGATTTAAGTTCTTCGTTGAATGTACGAATAGTTAAACGATCAATCCAATCATTCATTACTGCTTCTGGAATTGACTTTTGTTCACGCTCTTGGAATGACTCAGCAAAACTTTGATAGTATGCTGGGCGTTGTAAGCTGTGAATTTCTTTCTTGATAGATTCAATGCGCTCTAACACTACACTAGTAATGTCATCCATTGCTTCTGATAATTGTTCTTGACGACCAACATAACCTTTAAACTTGCGTAGGCTTGCTAGTTCTTCACTTAGACTACAAATATGCTTGCCAATGCCGTCGTATGGATTGCCGCCTGCTTTAATGTGTTCTGCTAAAGCACGAGCACCGTTAAGGTGTTTGAAAGGATATTTAAATCGTTCGCCGTGTGCGTTCTCAATATAAATGCTTTCAATGTGCATTGTACGGCCTGCGGCCAAATCTAGGTTTACTGGAGCATTGTGCTTAACTACAAGTCTAGCATTCTCACCTAAATCTTGGTAACTCATTTTATTGTTACCGTACATCTTGTTTTCCATCATTGGTTCCATTGGTTGTTCCTTAGGTTTCGCCTGAAACTCGTAATCTCTCTTTTGCATGTTGCTCTTTCCGATATTTTGTACATCAAAGTTTAGTAAGCGATCTTTAGCAAATTGTCTAAATGATCTGATAAACTTGTATGCTCCATGGTGTGTAGTATTGTCATTGTCGTTGACTAAGTCACCGCTCACTTGGAGCACAATACCGTCATCTGCATCTAGTGTGATAGCGATAGTACCTAAAGGCTCTCCGCCTTCTTGGTATTCAAATTCAAAGAATCGTGCCTTAGGAATATCAGCTTTTCTGCTTAATACCGCGGCGTTTTCGTCGCCCATCTGAATGTCAGGGAAACGGGTTTGTATTTTACCATACAAATCTAGTGCAATTTTATCTAAGTTAGAGTCCATAGTATATTTATCAGATGTTACTTGAAACAAATATCGGTAAGGGTGCTTCCCAATCTTCGTCTACCCCGCCGTTTACACTCAAGCTATCGAAGATTTTAGGATCCCAGTCAGCTAAAATAACACTCATGCGTATTACTAATAATAGGGCCGCTACTAGGTCATCGTGCTGTCCTGATTTTGCCTTGTATGTTAGGCCTGCGGCAATGAATGTTTTAAGTTCACTGAGTAAAGGACGGCTGTTAATCTTTAATTTGTCTTCTTCAATCAAGAATTTTAGCCTACTACATGCTGAAATTTTACTGCCGTGCGTAGTGTTAAATCCTTTGCGGAACTTGCGTACATGTCCCTTTCTTGCAGGTTCGCTAACAAACAGTCCTGGGAATGTTTCTTCCCCAAGGTCTGTAATAACTACTAACCCTGCTTCACCTACAGTGTTGTTTTCAACGGACCAGTATATATTGTTCATTGCGTTATCACCTAATTCATCCTGGATGTAACGCAATACATCTCTGAACAGTCTAATCTGTCCTTGAATAGGTGTAATGTTATGCTGCCATTCTGCAACTTGAATCATGCTAGGTAATTCAAATACTTGGATCGCGGCATAGTCACCGCCTGTACCTAAACTAGGATCTAGTGCCGCCAAGTAGGTATTACCCGGTGTCGGTTTCTTATACCAACGCACTTGCCCCATCTTCATGATTGGCTCTCTGCCGTCCATTTCAGCTAGCTTGATAGAGTTGATCAGTGTTTCATCAAATACCAAGAACTCGCATCCATACTCACGGCGGAATCGTTCTTCACCGATACGGCCTAGTTCCTGTGCCTTCCAGTTCTCATCACGATCGGGATGGTCACTCCAGTAGCTTCGATATCCGTGGAATCCGTTGCGACCTAGTCCGTCATCTCTTTCAATGCCGTAGTCGTCAAACTTGTCCTGCGACTCTTTCCAGATAAGAGCAAATGTATCTTCGTCACTGTTAGGTGTACTTGTGATAATCGCTTTACCACCAGTTGCTAGTGTAGGCGATATGGAAGTCCAGAACTCAGTAGCAATGTTGGGTTGCACGAATGCAAACTCGTCACAGTATAGTAGGGAAATAGACATACCACGACCTGTATTGCCAGTAGTAGTTGCAGAGACAATTCGACTGCCATTTTCAAACTCCATTGAACCTTTATTATAGTTCGTTACACCTGCACGGATATGATCCGGGCATAGTTCGTATCCGTATCGGATGCGTTGCATAATTTCCTGAGCACCTGTATATTTGTGTGCGGCGACTAAGATAGTCTGATCAGGGTGAAACATTGCGTACCATAATAGGTATGCTGATGCACATGTTGTCTTACCACTTTGACGCGGTAACATGTTTACATTGAATCGGAAATCGTGATAACTGCTTAGTAAGTTAATCTGATATTCGTACGGTTCAAATAATACTTTACCCCTTACAGGGTGTTGAATGTAGAAAAATGTTCTAGCAAAGTGCAAGTATCCGTTGACGGGATCAGCGCACATTAACAAGTCTTGTACTTGTGCTTCTGTAAACTTTTCTTGAGTATGCGCCTTTTTAACAAGTACGCCTTCTAATGATTTTGCCATAACTTTATTTACATAAAAAAAGCCCACCGAAGTGGGCTTTTGAGTACTGCTGACGAATTACTGATTTTTGATTTCGTTGTACATATTGAACAACTTAAACTTTAAAGATTCATCTAATGCGTTGTATGGGTTACCGCCGCCGTTTACTTTCTCAGCTTCGCCACCTTTGCTGTGCATGTCATTGCCAGTTGGGATAGCAGAGTCGATATCTAAAGTAACTTCGTTTGGACGAGTAGTTGCATCGTCAAATCCGCCACTTGTGTGTGCGGCGATTTGTTCTTCACTAACACTTTCATCGCCAAACAATGCAGTTGCATCTACTGGGTGCGGGTTAGTTGGCTCGCTGCCTGATTCAATATTGCGTAGAATCTGCATCAAGTCCTTGATACCGCCTGCGCCACTACCGTTCATGCTAACATTCATTGTTACTGAATCGCTTTGCTTAGGAGCAGACATAGTGCGTGGCATCATATCCATGCCACATTCTTCAACAGGCTCTTCGCCAATTAGAGGCATACTTGAGCTTGAGCCTCCGCATTCATCAGATGCGCCGGCGCCGCCAGCAAGTTCGTCTTTTGGTTCTACTACTGATTCGTCAAGTGACTGGATCTTCTTATAAAGATCACTAAAGTTGAAATTCAATTCATTCATATTATTTTCCCTTTGCCTTACCGCTAATTGGACTAGCAGATGCAGTTAATTTTTCAGCCTTAACTGCTTTTTCAGCAGGAGCTTTTTTTGCTAAAATCTTATCGTTAACACCTTTGTATTGTGTTAAGACTGGCTTAGATTTTCCTAATTCTTTTAAGAAGTTAGCAACACCCTTGTCGCCTACCATGCCTTGATTGTTTTCTTTAGCATAGTCTTTGCCTAGAACTTGTTCAGTTTCAGGCTTGTTAATTTCTTCTTCTTCAGCTAACTCACGCTCGTTGCGAACTTTAACGCAACTGTCGGCGCAACCACATGCTTCTGCTACTAATGCACGAACTTCGGCGCTAGTTGCAGGATACTCTAAACATACATCAACAATAGTAACGCCAATGTTCTTGTGGTCTGGAAAGTCAACTTGTGTTTCTTGGATTGGAGTTGTCTTGCCTTCTGAGCAGCTAGACACTTCAAATTTTGCAAGTGCTTCTTTGATCTTCTTGGTGCAATCTTCGTGGTCACCTGCAAGTTTAATCTTAAACTCGTAGGTTTGTTTGCTTTCAATTAGATATTCTTTAAATGATTTCATTGTATAATCCCGATGTATTATTTATCCATGCTTTTAAGTTTAGCAAGTAGGCTATTTCGGTCAGTAACGATAACACCGTCACCCGAAATGTTGATTCCATTGTCGCTACCACCGGCAGCATCTTGGTCCATCTTTTGCTTCTTAAGCTGTAACTCAATCATCTTTAATTTCTTGTCGATTTTAGCGGCTTTTGCATCGATAGCGTTCTTTAACATACCGCCTGCAACTTCAAAAATACGGCCACTGTATCGTGCTTCTACATTCATACCCAAGTCCATTAGGTCATCGTAGGCATCAGTAGCTCGCTGTGCTAGCGCATCAAACTCTGCATCGCTTGCATCTCCTAGTCCTTTTACTGCTGGCAATGCTGCCGCAATTTTATCAAACTCTGATATGTCGCGGAGAAAGGGCTGGGCTACTTCTTCTTTTTTAGCCTTCTTTTCTTCCTGTTTAACAATTTTCTTGCTTTCAGGTAAATTTAAGATTTCTTCGAGTTTCTTAGTCATAACTTTACTTATGCCTTCCCTGTATGGAACAAATCATTTTCGCTAACGATTCTGAATTTCAAGCCCTGTTGTCTACACCAAATTTGAGCAGCCGCCCATTTGGCTTGGTTCTTAATAAACTGTGCTTGGTTATACTTGCTCTTACCTACACGCTCTAGGATAGCTTGACTAGCAGGTTTAATTTCAATAAGTTCCACATGCGTCTTACCCTGCTTGTCTGCATATTGGATAAAGAAGTCTGGGACATATATTGTATGGCGTCCTGTTAAAGGATCACGATAGGGAATTTGTATAGCTTCGCTGGCCCACTTTTGTATACTTTCATTAGTATCACAAAAATTCATAAAACTCCACTCCCAACTACTGCGGTATGTGGGAGCTTTGTTACCTACATATTTGCCAGGATTCTTAGGGGTAAATTTTCCACGAGCAAACTTTGATGCCATATTAGACTAAGATATTACGAGATTCATAGAAGTCCGCAATAGGGGCAATTCTATAACCTAGTAAACTAATCTTCTCTCTATAAGTGTTAAGTACCTGTGCAACAACTTGACTTAGCTGTACATCAGTTAATGTTTTTAATGTATCAACAAGTTGGAATACATTTACATTATCAACACGAGCTTGATTTAATAATACAATAGCTGTTGATCGTGCGCTTTCTGCATCAAAATCACGCTTCAAGAAGAAGCCTACTACTGCATCAATTTGATTGCTTGGGAAGCTAACTTCTGAGATATAAAACTTATCAAAGAACGATTTAACTTCAGTGGCGCGATCTGCGTTTTGTGGTGATGGTAAATTTGACATAGTTTATTTTGGTAGTGGGAACGCAAAGCCTTGTAAGCCGCCAGTGCCTGGGCCAGCAATTCCATTAATGTTGCTGTTGATACTAACTCCAGCTTGTGCTAGAGGTTTAGTGTTTGTGTACGAGTTAACAGTTTCGATAGCATTACTTAAAAAACCAAGACCTTGAGTCTGCGAAGCAGGTGGTGTTGAAAAGTTAGGGCTAGCTGAAACAAGGCCTTCTGAAACACCAGTTAACGGACTAGGCGTTAAGTCATAGTGTTCAAGTGAAAATCCTTCTGGATTGCCGGCTGATACTACACCAGCATCATACGATACTGCTTCAAACTGCACACTCATTTGATTGTCGTGTGGTGCAGAACCAGCGGCATAATCTAAACCGTTATGGTTAAAACTGTTAATAACTGGATTATGTAAAGTATAGCTTACATATTCTCCGCGGGCCATTTGGTAAATTTTAATGTAGTTAAAAAATGGCTGTGTGCTTCCATTATCTAAACCGTAGTTGTTAGTAATGAATGTAGATTTTCTAGTTGCAGTTCTATTGTAAGTACCCGGCTGACTTGCAGTTTGTGAGTCAGCGTAGTAGTACGCATAGTAGTTCTGCCACAGTTGATTAATCAATCCCATGTTATCGTCATGGAACTTGATGTTAATTGCATTGAAAGAGTGTCCTGTTTGTACATTCTTTTTACGATTGTACTGATTAACAGTTTCAACTTTCATAGTAAAGTTAGGCAACTCAACTGTCTTTACTAGCATGTTAATTTCGTTTCGATGTCGGCTAACTAATGCAGGTGTGATTAGTGCAGACGGGTTAATACCAAACGCAACATGGAACAGAAACTTCTGTTTAGGAGCTAGTCTAAGGTTATCATCCGTGAACATACGAGCCGCGTGTTGCGGATCTCGTAGACTGATGACTGGATCAGCTTTTAGGTATGCGTTGGGTATAGTTGCCATACTAATATTTATCGAACGAATTAACTATGTAGTTAACTAAGAACCATAAAAAAAGGCCTTTACGGCCTTTCTTTATTTGCCGCCACTTAGTGTAGCCGCTGTTCCTCGTTGACCGGCTGCGTTGTTAATTACTTGAACGCAGTTGTCTGGTTGGATTGTTAGGTCGATCATCTGCGGAGTGTTTGCAG